CTCCTTCTTTAGGTAAGTACCATTAATCATTTTCTGGCTATTCAAGATGTTTCCTCCAACGAACTTTGCCGCACCCAGCAGAGCACCTATACCCGGTAAAAACCCAAAGGTTTTCACATCATCAAAGAGTTTTTCTCCTTGACGGACAGCATAGTTGCCATACTGGACGACATTGCCTGCAATAGAAGGGAACATTCCGGTGAGCTTCCGCGCTTCTTGTGCGTAAAGACGGTCAGCAGCCTCACGATGGGCGCGATCTGGATAGAACGCGTACGCACTGTCGTGCAGCCTAGACAATTCGTCTAAAGCATCGATGGCATCAGACTCTCCGAAAAGAACCGATGTTTGCAGTTTTCCATCAGACCAATAAGGGCCTGTATAATTTCCTAGTTCGATGTTCATTTTGATTTATTTTATTTTACGCCAACCATCCACCAGGCCGCCGCAGACACGACGGGAGTAGTTTCACGACTTGCTCAGGTCCGCACAATGGACTAGCATCCGATATTACTCTCATGACCATATTGGATGGCCAACAATGTCTGTCTAGACTTGAGAGGTCCTAAAGGAAACTGTTCCGGATACAATTTGCGTAGTTGGTGATACAGGTTCTCGAAAAATTCGAAGCGCTGAGGGTGATGACGGTAATTACCCATATGGGAAATCAACGCACCACCAACATGTTCTATCTTGTTTACTTTCAGGTGTTCAATATGCTTCGTAAACCGTTGCATAAAGAATTGCCACTGACCAAGATCATCCCTACGGATGTCCTGGCTGAAGTACTCAGCATGCTCCAAAGAATCTACTTCTTCGAGCTCAATATCTACACCGAGGGATTTACTCATGGCTTTGTATTTTTCAACATCAACGCCAGCCAAATCCTGAAGGACATCATCTCCTCCTGCGACGATCGAGCGATTAACGATCTCGTCATCGGTGTATCCCAACTTCATCAAAGTCATGACATCACAAATAATTTGAGCAGTGGTGTTTCCACCAATGGTCATGAACCATCCGCTTTTCATGATACCATTCACTTTCAAAGCGTAAACAGTACCATTTGAGGTTCTATATTGTGACTGATTGAAGACCTCGTTCACCGCGTTTTCGATGTCCTGAAGATAGTTGAGGAACTGTGCCTCGCTCCACGTCGG